TACAAGCATAACGCACCCGTTGAGAGGTAGAACTTGTGGAAACAAAGGCATCTTTGCACCCGCAGGTGTTATCATATATTTTGGTACTCCAGTTCCTGTATGTCTGCCATTGACCGCAACAACTTTTCCTGTAATGTCCCGAACAGGAAAGTTGATACGAGAAACAAACAAAGGATCGGCATCTGTAAATGCTTCGAATCGTTCATAAGTTTCAGGTTTTATTCCTCTCCAGTTTCCTCGGTAGGGAGTTGCTTGAGAAGGAAGAGCCAAACCAGTACTTTCCGCCATCTTCTGTTTAATTAAGTTTTTAAGCTTTTCGCGTTGTAGTTGTAACTGGTTTGGCTTCTCACCAAACAATGTAAAGAGATTTCCCTTAAACTCACAGGAGAAACAGTTGAATATACCTGTTATTCGATCAATCCTCATACTAGGATTACGATCAGGATGGTCTGGATTGAGGCAACTTACCTCAAAGTCTGCACCCTTTGGAATATACGGAACATCTTGCTTAATTAATAATTCTTCTACGTTCATCTACCGATATCTTTGATGTTCTCTCTACTAATAACTTGGTAGGCTCCTTTGTTATAAGCAGGGGCTACCGTGTGACTGCTTGTATAATGTTTTGCTTTCTGTGTTTCTGCTGGGTTCGGATCACCGAGAGAAGCTGAAGGATATATTTTTCTATAGCTGTGCTTCCAATCTAACGGCTCTTGCTCTGTCATAGGTTCTGCTTTCTTCCAGTGCCAAACTTGTTGTCGTCGTTTTCTTTGTGCCTTGCTACTCACTTTCCTCCCGCAGGTTGTATACCGTAAGCTGCCTTGAACAATCATATATGTTCCTTGTTATTTGAGTTTTGAATAAGTATTATACTAAGATTAAGTTGAAAAGTCAAGAACTATTTTTAGATATCATTTATCTCTTCACCTGTCACATGGGATGTTGCCTCTTTCTCTTTCGGATTCATTGCTGTGTCTGGTCCGATTTTTAGAGTCTCCCAATTCATTGTTGAAGTGAAAGACTTTTCTGCGGCTGATCTCATTTTTACACAGTCGAGTGTAAGACAGGCGTCCTCTTGGCTCCAAGGATTGATTGTGTACGCTGCATCTGCAGCATCGAGTATACCTTTTGCAAACCTTGCTTCTCCACTCGCATCTGTTTGATACGGAGAGAAGATTGTAGTTTCATACTCTTGTGCCATTGCTTTCAAAGTTTTACTAACTTCTATCTGCTCTGCCCAATCATACTGACCAGCACGTGAAGGCATTGCAGAACGCTTGACTTGGTTTATGTAATCTACAATTACAATACCTACATTTCCCACTTTTACTTTCTTATCCAACTCTGCCTTTATCTTTGCGATTGTAAGAGAAGGATCATATATCACATCAATATGTTGGTCTGGTTTGATGAAGTCATTTACTTTCAAATGCTCATGAAACTTATCAAAGTTGCGTTCTGTTTTATACTTTAGCAAAGAGGACTGACCATTTATGAAACGATCTGCCCACCAAGCAGCAACCTTCTCCCATTCTACTACACTAAGATTCTTTGTGCGTATGCGGGAGAAAGGTACTTCGGTTGCAATGGAACAGCATCTTTGAAGTATTGATCTACTGTCCATTTCAATAGTAAAATAGATAGCAGTCTTGCCAGCTTCGTAAACAGAGTTAGCAATATTACAAGACACGATAGACTTACCAGAGCCTCTCTTGCCACCAACCATCACTAGATCGCGAGGAGAAAACTGTATGTCATAATCATACTCTGCATTGAGACCAAGAGGAATATATTTTGCAATATCTTCATCTTTCTCGTGCAAAGTAATAGATTGCATACTCTCAGAAGGATCTTGCAAATCTACTTTCGTTTCTACATCGAGTACAATATCGTGTAGATGTCCGATTGCTTCTTCTGCGTTTTCAAATGCAATAGAGTTATCAACGTAGTTATGCAACTCTTTCAATATTTCCTGCTGTGTGTATTCGTTTTTCAGGTACTCAAGAAGCATATGAGGCTCTGCTTCTACTTCAATACCTTTGACTGCATGGAGTTTGTCAAGAGTTACTTTGTCTCGAATCTCAAACTCGAGATCCTCGATGGTGGGCATTCTGTGAAAGGTCTCACAGTGTTTGTCTATGATACGGTATAGGGTGTGATATTCTGGTGGAAGATAGTGCTTGTGCGTCATGCTCCAAGTTTCAAAGTCTTGGAGCACGAGCACTTGCTTTATTAACGCACTAGGTATGTTCAACGAAACTTAGCCTGCTTTTGCAGCTTTTGCAGCTCCGTCATAGTCAGCAGCAGTCAAGCCACGTCGAGTAAGCATAGTTTTTACACCACGCGTAGTCTTGCCAATTTCTTCGGCAATGGTCTCTACAGTCATGTCAGTTACGTCCATGTCTGCAAGTGGGTCAGCACTACCATTTGCTTTGGTGTGCTCCTGCTTGGGTATAGCAGAAATGTCACCAGAACGAAGAAGGCTAAGTGCCTTGCCGCGTACTGAGTTTACAGAGCGTCCCATTGCATCAGCAATAGCTTCAACAAATGCTCCGTCATTCACCATAGAGATGAAAGTAGTCTCTTCATCTGGTGAATAAGTGCGTACAGTCTCCTTGATAGGAGCAGGTTTTACATGGTCAGTCAACTCCATAGAGAGTATCTTGCCTTGTATTGACTTAGGAGAAAATGCGCCATTTTGATAATGCTCAGCAATTTCTGCATAAGTGTAAGTGCCTGAGTTTTCAGTAACAAACGCTTCAAGAATTGCTTCTTGCTCGTCTGTAAAAGCTCGGCTAGAAGAAGATGAAGCAAGCTCTACCTCATATCCCATTTTGCGCAACTTGCTAGAAACAGAACGTGTAGTTGTTTCTAACTGGCCTGCAGCGTCTGCTACAGTTGCTTGTGAGACAGGAGTCTCATCTCCGACAAAGTTAGTCAGCGTGTCGGTACGCTCATCGGTCCACTTTGGAAGTGTCGCCATATTGGTCTCCGGTTATATCTGAGAGGTTAGTTATAATTGTAACTCCAGATGCGCGAGCTTTCTTTACTTTCGCAGATTCAATGCCACTCTCATTAACTAGAATCGTTACATCTTTTGTTACAGTTGATTTCACTTCGTAGCCAAGTTCGTTTAGTACTGTTGTTGCTTCAGCTTTCGTTTTATAACTGCTCAACTTTCCAGTGATACAAACTACTCCTTGGTTGGAAGTTCTGTTATTTTTTTCAAACTTCATTGTGTGTGGAAGTCTTTCGATGGTATAAATATTATCGTATATCCACTCTAATAAGTTGTGTGCTGTCTTTGGCCCCAGTCCAGCTTCGGTACAGGTATCAGCATCAATATCCCATAAATCGTCACAGACAGTGGCGAGCTTCGCAGTAGCGGTAGCTCCCACAAGAGGTATGCCAAAGGCAGGAAGTAGCAAATTAGCAGGTGCATCATGAGACTTTAGAATCTCCTCAAAAAGTTTGGTTCCAAGTTTTTCTCCAAGCTTTTCCACAATTTCGTCTAGGTCTAAGTAGTACAAATCAGCTATATCTTCTATGTCTAACTTTTTAATAGTGGAAGGCCCGAGACCTTTTATTTTTACTTTCTGTGCAAAATTTTCCAGCTTCTTTTGCTGTTGTTCCCCACAAGACTTATTCTTACAATAAAGGATGTCATTTACGAATACCAGAGGACTATTGCAGCTCGGGCATTCTGTAGGTGGCATGATTACTGCCATGGACTTTCTCCTAAATTGTGAATAATATTATACGGACTTTGACCTTTTTTGTCAAGAATTATTTTTTTCATCGTATACTCTTCTGACCACTCTGGGGATAATTTCACCAGATCGTACCACCTCAATTTTACAATTAAGTTCCAAGTTTAGATCATCCATATATTTCTTGTTGTGTAAAGTCGCTTTACTTACCATCGCCCCACCAAGTTCTATAGGCTCAAAGTGTGCGACTGGACAAAGCTGTCCGCTTTTACCTACTTGCCATGTTACATTCCATAGAGTACTTACTTTTCCCTTATCTGCTTCTTTGACAGCAAATGCACCTCGAGGATGACGAGAAGTATATCCTCGCCTTTCAAACTCTTCATAATCATCGATTCGATACACTACTCCATCTTGTGGATACATTTCTGAGTGTACCATCGTGTAAGCTGTGCACATAGCGCAATTCTCATGAAGATATTCCATAGCAAGTGTCCACAATGCAAAAGGTGTGGTGTCTGTGTGTATATCATAAGCAATAAAAGACAAGTCTCGCTCTGCAAAGTCATAAGAGTTTTTAAGACTCAACGCACCCGCAGCGTAGTTCCGAGCATTCTTTACACTTTTAAATGCACAGACTTCTCCATTGATTTGAGTAATACCTTTTATTGGAATTGTATGTGGAGCTATCCACTTCATATTTTCAGTAATATCTTTACCTTGAATTCCGTCTCCACGAGTCAAAGCCAGCTCTAGTTCTCCATCAACATATAGAACAGAAACTGCTGCACCGTCAAACTTTGGACTGCTAATCCAATGTTTTGATAGGTCTAGTGGAGGAACAGTTTTTTGTAAAGAATACATACGATACGCATGAGGATAAGCATCTGTTGGAGTATAGCCAACTTTCTCATAGTTATAGAAAGCACACAACTCATCGAATCGTGCGTCGGCTATAATAGGATTGCCTTCATAGTATTTACGACTGGCAAGATCAAGAAAACTTTTCATAGTGTACTCGCTTTTTTATTTTATATGAGTATTATACGAAAGTTTGGGGAGTTTGTCAAGAACTATTATAAAGATCCTTAATTAA